TATGCCTAGCAGCTTAACAGTCGGCGTATGAGCAACCGTGCACATATGTTCCTGAGCTTGCGCTTGGAGTGCATCAAGAGACGCAAGGCTGAACGAAACGTTTTGAAACTCTTCCGTGTCTTTATCGAGCATCATAAGCCCGGCATTACGCTTTAGATCTGCAAAAACCTGCGCGCGTTCCATAAGCTGCTGTCCGTCAGCCTGAACCCTTACCTGCAAGTTAGTGGATAAAACCCATGTCGTAAACGCACTTATCGCATCATTAACGGATTGGCGGGTCTTCAGCCAGTTATCTACATAGGGTTTTGCCATCTGGGATAGCGATAACCCGCCAAATGAATAAGTTGGCTTAAGCAGGTCCGGGACCTCACGTCCTATAAACGTAAGCAACCTGGACGAATGAACGATCTTGCTCTGGACATACCAGTTATTTGGCCTGTACCAATCGTCCTTGAGAGGATCATTTGAATTATAACTTGTAGGATAGCACCAGACCGCCTCGACGGTTCTTAGCGCCAATTGATTTAGTAAGCTCATCAGGATTGTCAGTGTCGCCAGTGTCAACATAGATATGACCCCTACCAAAGAAACCGTCTTGCTGCACTGCGCGGCAAAACATGTCCTGAACATTAAGCCGTTTGAATTCGTCTTCAATCTCACTGATTTTATCGGTTTTGTCTTTGTCGCCCGTTGACGTAAACCGAATCCATTTCCTCGTCATTTCCGTAGCTTTGGTTTCGGAAATGACCCTGTATTCCGGTCGCTGCGCTAGCTCCGCAAGAAATGGATAGCCGAGGAAAGTTAAACCTTCCAGGAAGAAACTGTTTATCTCAAAAGCGTTTAACCCACCAGCTGCCCAATCCTGGCACGCGCTGACGTTTTGATCCATTGCGATGGCTTTGCCATTCGATGGGCCAACGCCTGGCGGATGAGCTGGATTTGTAAATACAAGCGGAGGCGGTCGCAGACCCCTATGAGCCGCTGAGCGAAACGCCATCCAGTTGATTGGCTTTGGCGGTTCCTTAACGGGAGCAGGCTCAGGAAATAGCCTGTTCCAGAAGCCCATCACTCAATCCTTTTTAGCCTTATCAGGTTCCGAAGCTACCTTAGCATCTTTCTTAGATAAGGCAGGTGGCACATCAATCCATGAAAAATCACCAGTAGGAAGGCTGTCGCGCATATCCCACCAAAACATTACCCCAGTAGTCTTGGAGATAATTCTTCCGAGATTTGGATCTCGTTCCATCTAAATCTCCAATCATTTAACTACGAGGACTATCATCCCAACCACTATTACAAGCACAAGGCTTTCAACAATTGTGAATATCGTGTCCATCGGATTCCTACCTGAACGCTATAGTCTGGGTCCTAAACCTTTGCATCGCCGCCGGCGAGAATTTAATAGGAGGCGGCCGCTCGAACAATTCAGATACGGCCCAAATAAGAGCATCAGCATGATCTGGGCTGTCAGGGCCCTTATATCCAGCGGAACTAAAAGAGCACAACTGATCTTCCAGATTGGCGAACCTGCCGACGTGATGAACCTTTCCAAGATCATACAATTCCGCAACAGGCTCTGCACGGACAGCCTTGCCACGGCTAGCAGTGACTAAGTGCACAGGAACCGCGGGATCAGCCATTTTAATTGTTTGCTTGACCATTTCGCCGCCGAAATTACCCTCGGCCACAATCCGATCAGCGCGGAATTCATGGAACGCATCAACAGCAGTGCGCGCCCATTCCCTGGGAGCACCGCGAAAGGTGCGATCCGCAAGCACATAGGCATGCCCGTCCTTGCTTTTCGCAGCAACTATGATTCCTATCTCGTCAGCATCGCTGTCTTTGTTAGCAGCACCGCTAGGATCAACAGCCACAACAACACGCTGGCGTAGAGCAATAGGAATATCATCAATGCAGACACGGCATCTTTCGAGATTCTCATATGTCCAAAGAGCGCCCTCAACCTCATCAATAAAGACACCCTCAAGGAAGCGCTTGCGTTGTTTTTCAGGCAGCGCCTCAAGGCTTTTTAAAAATTCAGCATCGAGATTATGGAGGTTGTCTCCAGGGTTAAGACGAGCACTAGCATAGTTATCAGGAGCATCCAAAGGAAGACGAGAAATTGGGTCGACCTTCTCAACGAACCACCTATGAGTCCAATGCGACTTGCCGACAGGATTTAGGTCGACAAACACACGCTGCTTAATGTTTGGCTTAACCTCGGCTAACCGAGTCATGGCCATCGAGGCTGTCGCGTAACTTAGCTCGCTCGCCTCGTTTAGATAGATGGTGCTATATTCCCTTCCTAGTATCTTATCTAATCTCTTATCGTCTTCCAATCCGCCGAGCCATATGGTTGAGCCATTTTGCAGCTCAAAAAACCCATCCAGCCGGTGTTGGACGAGGGGGACAACATCCTCGCGATTCGCAAAACATAGATTGGCTACCGTGTGAATCGTCGAGTTCTGATCGCCAGCAATTGCATTCCAAACTGCATTACCCCTAAGCCGAGCGATAAGATGCCTTGACCCAGGCGCTTTACGCGCACGCTCGATGATACCACGAACAATAAGGAAAGTTTTCCCAGAACGAGCCCCACCAAAAAGACAAGCGTGACGAGCGTCACCAGCAAGAACTCCATAAGCATTCCGCTGGCCTTCAGAAAAACTAAGTTCGCCCAATGACGACATTTCTTATTCCCGATCGGGGAGAGAGCGGCTGGACTCTCAGTCATTTCGTGATCATCTTCCCGCCGCACCAGAGATAATGTAAAGGATAAAGACAACGATAACCACCGTCCAAACGGTATCGACGAAGCTCATTTGATTTCCAGTTTATGAGCAGCAAGCGCCGCGAGAAGAGCATCAACTAAACCTGGAATATAGCCCTCAATCTGACCCTCGAACCAACCAGCGGCCGACGCATTGTCTCTGACGTACTGCTTGCCGGCCTCTGTTAGGGTTGCCCTGATATCAATGGGCGTCATGCTCATCCGTATCATGATCATGAGTGTGCTTCACCACCTTCTTGTGGCTTTTGGCATGCTTAGCCTTTTTCACCTCATCACATGGCGGGGGAGGCGGGATCTGCTCAGACTTGGCATCGGTGCTCTCGGACATCATGCCATCTTTGTCTGTCGTTGATTTCCCAATGTCAGTCGACGATTTCTCCGTGGTGGTCTTCTCAGTCGTCGACTTATCAGTCTTTTCCTTGCTAAGCTGGTCTGATTTGTCCTTTGAGAGATCAGCTGCGGATACGCCAAGTGGCGCGTACAACACGAAGGCGCCGAGGGCAATCGCAATAGCAGTTACAGAAACTTTCATGTCTTACTCCTAAAGGTGACCTAAAAGAAATAGGATCAGCAAGATTATAAGAATGGTGCCGAGGATACCATAAGGCATTTCACAAACCTAGTCTATTGTAACAGCTCAACCGCGGCAATGATTGATAATCCAGCATAATAAATAGCCGCATATAGCAATAGCGCAGACACTATCATTTTTACATTGGTGATATACATCTGCTATGCCCCCTCGCTATATCATTGCTCCATATCACGCCTACATAGAATATGTAAAATTGAGCACCTGTTGGCCGAAATAATTAAAATAATTGCCACCAGACGTCGCATTTCCATCGCTAGATTCCAGCGCTTCTTCATAATTTAGTCCGACTGGATAGCACGCCGAACTCCACCATGACGACGCTACGCCTTTCTGGTTTATCCCAGCACCTAAGCCACCAGCGCTAGGCGCATTAAAGGTTCCGCCTGCCGTATATGTTAGAGGACCCGGAGAGGTCGCGTTACTAAACCCCATTCCAGCTATTATATAGCCTCCAGTGTTAACGACTATGTCAAACGATTGATACCAACCAGTGCACGAGTCTTCCACTTGTCCTACAACATAGTAGATTCTGTTGTTAACATTTCCGGCTGCTGTGCGAATTGTTGTCGATGAATATTGAATAGCAGTCGTTGCGGTATCAAAAACATATGCGTATGCTAGAACCCTATTATAATTATTCCAAACATAAAGCACTGCTGGCGCAAAACTGCCACAAGTGCTTGGGCAAAGGTTAGGCTGTTGAGGAATAAAGTTCAACTTCACAGCCGCATCGGTCAATATCGTGCCGAGATATGTAGCCTGACGTTGCGGGACGCTTATCGTTGTGGAGTTTGAAGTCCTGCACGTCATCGCCGAAGCGTTGCTATTTGTAAGTTGTCCTGTATAGATGGCAAGGCTTCCCGCCGCCGCTCTTGTATTAAAGTCTGTCCATGCTGGGCCGGTGCAAAGAACCGGCACCCCGCCGCTTAGCGTAGCAAACACATCGTAGACGGTGTTCGCCGCCCACCCGGATCCGAACGTCGCTAGCGATAATCCAACTGCATCGGTAGGTCCTGATGTAAACTGATAATTCGTTACGTTGGTGCCATTGTAAATTGCAATAAATGGAGACTTATATGGGGCGTAGTATAGCGTTGTCTGAGCCGCACTATTGCTCACCATTACCGGTCCGCCGGCAACAAGCGTCAACCTGCCACCGTGCTCTAGCGCATTAATGGAACTGCCGGCGCAGCCAGCTCCTGACGATGTTATGTTCCCATTTGCGTCGTACTGGGCACACGTGCCGCTCGTCTGAGCTAACCCCTGCGTTACAAACTTAGTCGTATTCCCAGAAACTGTTCCCGAGCTTAGCGGGCTAGTGCCGTTACCAACAAGTGGGACGCCGGTTGCGAACGTCGCGGCGCCCGTGCCGCCGTGGTTCACCGGCACGTTGCCAGTCAGCGTCGACGTGCCAAGAGCAAGCGTGAATCCCGCCGCCGTGGATCCGCTCGTCAGCGCGCCGGTGCCGGTGATGGACGTGGTGAGCACATTAGCTGCCAGAGTCGCTCCGGTTAATGTTCCTGCGGCGGCCGTTACCGTGCAAGCAGAGCCGAG